GCCACTTTGGTTGTGATTCATCACTCTGTAAAACGTCCGACAACGTGGGACTGGATCACAGAATGCCGAGGCAGCAGCTCGATCAGTTCGGTGTTTAGCTGGGGCGTTTTGATGCGCTGGGTTGCACAAGAGGAAGACGGCCTCGCACGTATTGACAAGCGCGTGGGATTTGCTGGCAAGGGTCGCGGCGCCAACGAGTCTGGCGGCGTCATGGGCCAGTACATGCCAGAAGGCGGTTGGACTTATCTCGACGGGCTTGAGGAAGCGCAAAAGGTCGAGCGTGCTGGGCAGCGCATTATGGAACTGGGCGGGGTACGCGCATCGATCTTTGATTACCTGACCCTGCGGACAGGATTAAACGCAGACGTATCAGCTGAGGAGCTTGCTACGGAGTTAGACAAGCAAAAAGGCCATGTTTCGCGTGAACTGCGGGCACTCAAGGCGAAGGGGTTAGCTGAGCCTGTAAGGACAGAAGAAACAGGATCTAGGCCACGAATTTATTGGATGGCGAGCCCTGCAGCCATGGAATGGTCCCTGGGGGGCTCAGAACCAGGATCTAATGGATCTGTTGGATCTTTTCCAATTAAATCCATTAAATCCAATATATCTAACTCCCAGGACGATACAAGCGTACTACCCTCTGAAACAAAAGATCCAAGCTCAAAATCAATAGATCCAAAGACCAAAGTCGAAATTCGCAGGGGTGACGAATGGGCCAGTGGGTTTATCGTTCGCAACGGATTCGACCTCGACAAGATTTCTGTTGAGCGTCTCGGCAATCCAATGGTGACGATTAGCAACCTGCGTTGGGAGCTAGACGTTCGCCTTTGTCAATCTGGCTTGCAAGAGCCTGAACCAACTGAACTATTTGATTTCTAATGTCTGAATCCAGAAAATTTCCAATCAGGGTCGATATCCGTTTGACCGTTGAGGAGCGCGATGCACTTTCGCGGGAGGCTTTACAACGCGGCATTCCGCGCCAGGAGCTGCTGAGGGCTCGTGTGTTGAGCGAAGCAAACCAGCCTGCCCCTGTCCCTGAGATCAAGCCCGTGCATTACTCCAAAGGCCGCGACGTCATTGATCGAGCTATGGATGCTGTCAATCGCCGTTATGACATTCCTCACGCGCAATTGGAGCCGTTGATCTGCACTGTGATTTGTGCGCTGAACGCAAAACGTTGACGCCTGCTTGCGGGTATGCCATACTATGTGCATGGGAGAGATTCCCACCCTTCACACCTTCAAAAATGACTGCTTCCGAAATCGCCTTCGTCATCAAGCAAAACCAAGAGATGATTAACTTCTTCTCTGAGCGCAACGCAGATGGTGACGCTGAGATGGTTCAAGAGCTTCAAGCCTCAATCGTTAACCTCCAGAACGCTGGGCGTTTTTGCTGATCACCTCGGCCCTGGAGACAGGGCCTCTTCTTTTCTTCTCCCCTTCAACACCATGCTTGGCTATCACCACACCAGCCTTAACTTGTTCGAAGCTTTTGAGCGTTATCAGGACCAGCTAGACGCAAACAATCTGCTCAAGCTTGCGCGTGTCGAGCCTCGTTACACCGTTAACGCCTTCAAAGGCTCTAAGCACATTTGGGAAGACTGGGCTTACGACAACGACGAACTCGCCAGCCTTAAGCAAATTGCTACCGAGAGCGGTTACACAGTCACTGTTGAAGAGTGCAAGTAATGGGTTTTAAATCTCGCAGTAAAGCCAATCGCAAAAAGGCTTACGAAATAGCGCGTGATGCACAAGTTAGTCATCTTGTTTTTTTGCCTAAGCAAAGATATGAAGACGAATGGCCTGAAACTTGGCTGAAAAGCGACACGACAGGTATTTGGACTATTAACGGTTGTTCGATCCTTGGTTTTGATATTGACCTTCATACGCCTATTGAAACCCTGAACTGCATTTACGGTTTAAGGGTTTATGAATTAGATCAACAAGGCCCCTCAGGTGTGGTTATCGCTGCATGTTTGCCGACGCGTCAAGTTCAACTGCGTCCTTACAGGGCTTTTGTTATTGGAATGATTCAAGACATGATTAGATCAGAAGCACTCCCCACCTTTGCGGAAATTTGGCAAAACCTTGATTCGCCGGGTTTAAAATTTACTAAGCCAGTTATGGCCTGACGATTCGTCGGGGCGCCTGATGCCGTTTTTGCAAATTGTGGCGGCTGAAAGCTATACAAAACTCGTGGCAGCGAGAAAAGCAGGGCGGGCTTGGTGTCCCGATCAATACCCCGACTTCAAACATCCACTAAAAAAATTTCATCATGATTACTTTCACACGACCAAGCGTTGCGCTTACTGGTTACACCAACGAATTAATGCTTCATTGCCCAAAATGCGGTGATGGGAAGGATGACTCTTATTTGCATTTGCAAGATTTCAACAAAAACGGAGAGGATGTTTCTCTTGACTACAGCTGCGAATTTTGCGGCAATATTTCAACCCTGCATTTAAGGCAGCACAAAGGACACACTGAATTGCTTTGGTCTGACAAATGATTTCAAGCGAACACTTCAGAGCACTGCAACGTCAGAATGAACTCCGCGCCTTCCTTCGTTATGAAGCCAGACTCAGCCTTGCCTATCGCAAAACTGCGTACGCTCGAGCCAGACGGCCGGATCATGATCACGGTGGGCGAGCAACCGATCCAGTTCAGGTCGATTGTGAGTAGCCATCACCTCGTCGAGGAAAAGATCATCCGCCTTCAGAGCTATTGGCTGAAAGCCAGTCAAAACCAAGAGCTTTGACCGACCATCCTTTGTTTCCCCTGTTAACTTCAGGGCATGGCTAAATCCACTAACGCGGAGATGGAGCACAGGGTTTCAACTGTGTATGGCTTGTTTATCAAGTCATATTCCCGCTTTGAAATTTTGCAATATGCAGCCGAGCAGTGGGGTGTCAGCGAAAGAACTGCTGACATTTACATGCAACGTGCTCGCCTGTTAATTCAAAAAGACTCGGAGATTGAGCGCCCTGAATGGTTAGCTGCTGCAATTGCACGCCTTGTTAAATATGAACAGAAGGCAGGACGTGACGAAAATTTGCAGGTTGCAATCAAGGCTCTTGAGACTCAAGCCAAGCTTCTTCGCTTCGACATGAACTGATGTCCTTGCTTACAGGACTGACAGAAGATGCACCGCTCTTAGCATTTGCCACCCCACCGTCTGCACAGGACACTGACGACATCTTGCAGCGGATCAAAGCTGACTTGCATCCTGGTCAGCTTGCTTTTGTTGAAGACACCGAAACCCAGATCCTGGGCCTGACTGCCGGATATGGCGCAGGCAAAACCGTGGCGCTAGCCGCAAAATCAATATCCCTAGCAATCCTGAATCAGGGTTACACGGGCATAGTCATGGAACCTACCTATCCAATGATCAGGGATATATGGAAGGCAACGTTCGACAAATACCTTGAGCAATATGGCATTCCTTTTACATACCGAACAAGCCCGTTGCCTGAGTACGAATTACACCTAAGCAAACCAACCCGCATCTTGTGCCGGTCAATAAAGAACGGAGCTTTTACCGCCGTTGGTGTGAACGCTGCATGGGCCTGTTTTGATGAAATTGACATTTTGCGCTTGGTCGATGCACAGAGCGCGTTTGAAAAGATCTTGGGTCGTTTGCGTGAAGGCAATGTGCGGCAGTTTGCAGTAGCCAGCACGCCTGAAGGTTTTCGGTGGTTGTTTCAGCAGTTCGGCAAACCAGAGATGCAGGAGCGCAGCGACCGCAGGTTGATTAAGATGAAGACGGCAGACAATCCACATCTGCCCCCAGACTTCATCGAACGGCTGCAGGAGAACTACGACTCCGCGAGCCTTGCCGCTTACCTAAATGGTGAGTTTGTTCTTTTAAACAGCACACAGGTTTACGACAGATTTGATCGCGCGAAGCACGTCATACAGGCGGCCCCGGTCAACCTTGATAATGAACCGCGTCATTGGGGCATTGACTTCAACATTGGTAACTGCAACGCCGTCTGCGGTGTGCGTCTGGGCCAGCAATTCCTGATCACCGACGAGGTGAAGGCCCATGACACGGATGCCTTGGCTGCAGAAATCAAGCGAAGATCTGCCCACATTTCTGCCCCTATATATGTCTACCCAGACGCATCAGGCCAAAATCGAAGTACGAATGCCTCAAAGACAGATTGTGAGCTGCTCTCCATGGCGGGACTGTCGGTCATTGCCGGTCGTTCCAACCCTCTCATCCGTGATCGGGTGGCTGCTGTTCAAGCTCTGTTGGAGAACGGGAAAGGCGAGATCCGGTTGCAAGTTCTTGCCAGATGCGAACGAATGATTGAGTGTTTAGAACTGCAGAGTTATTCAGAACGCAACCCTGAAGAGCCAGACAAAGAGGCTGGCTATGACCATTTGAATGATGCTTTGGGTTATGCAGTTTGGGCTCTGTATAACCCACTTCATGCGCGTGCTGGACGGGGCACTGGCATTAGGCTCTACTAAACTGTGGTATCGGGCGGGATTTAACTGTGTATTCAGGCTTCTCTGGTGGTCGCCAACGTGTTGGCAACGTCACTCAGGTGAACGACCCCAGTACGGCTTGGGTAAATATGGAACCCCATTGGGAACTGTTAGAAGCATTGCAGGGTGGAACGTTTGCAATAAGAAAAGGCCATAGAAAATATCTTCCGCAGGAGCCCAGAGAGCAAGATTCCAGCTACGACGTCAGACTCCAACGGTCCGTCTGCTCCCCTTATACAATTCGAATCGAGCGGATGTTGGCGGGCATGTTGACCCGCAAACCGGTCAGGCTTGACGATGTAACTGATCAAATACGCGAGCAACTGTTCGACGTTGATTTGCAGGGCAATGATCTACAGAGCTGGCTTTTTTCCACCTCAAAACTTTGCTTAAGGTACGGTCACGTCGGTGTTCTTGTTGATGCGCCCAAAGCTGGTGATAACGGCCGCCCTTACTGGATTTCATACTCGCCAAAAGACATACTCGGCTGGAGGCACGAGCTAACTGATGGGCAGCAGAAACTGACGCAGCTTCGTCTTTCTGAAAAAATCCTCGTACCCGATGGCTTGTACGGCGAGAAGCAAGTCGAGCAAGTGCGTGTTTTAACCCCTGGCGCATTTGAGATCTTCCAGAAAGATCAAAAAGGTGACTTCCGTGTTGTTGACGAAGGCACAACAAGCTTGAGCGAAATCCCGTTCAGCGTTGCTTACTCCAACCGCACAGGCGTTTTGGAATCGTTTCCACCCTTGGCTGATATTGCTGAGCTAAATCTGCAGCACTATCAGGTTCAATCTGATCTTTCGAACCAACTGCATATAAGCGCTGTTCCATTATTAGCCCTATTCGGATTCCCGCAGTCTGCTGAAGAGATCAGTGCAGGCCCCGGGGAAGCTTTTGCACTCCCCGAAACGGCGCGGGCAGAATTTATTGAACCCGCTGGTAACAGCTACGACGCGCAATTCCGAAGGCTTGATCAGATTGTTGAGCAGATCAACGAGCTTGGGCTTGCTGCTGTGATGGGTGCAAAGCTCAGCGCAGAAACTGCCGAGTCAAAGCGAATTGATCGCAGCCAAGGTGACAGCACCATGATGGTGGTGGCACAGCAGATGCAAGATTTGATCGACAACTGCCTGCGGTTTCATGCTGATTATCTGCAGGAGTCACAAGCTGGCAGCAGCCTTGTCAATCGTGACTTCATGGGCGCAAGACTTGAGCCACAGGAGATTCAAGCGTTGTTGCAGCTTTACACCGCTGGCACGGTGACACAAGAAACGTTGTTGCTGCAGCTTGAAGCAGGGGAAGTTTTAGGAGACGACTTTGATGTTGAGGCCGAGCTTGAAGCGACGCAGGCTGGCGGATTACTTGAGACACCGCAGCCAGTTCCGCAGCAGGAAGTCACAATGCCTGAAGGAGAACCGGAGGTAACCGATGGGGTGGCTTGATGATTTGCGCAAACCAAAAGCAGAACAACCATCAAGTCGGGATTTCTTTTATTCGCATGACAGGCTTGCCAATCAGAATTTTGCAGTCATCAGACTGACGTGGTATCTGGACGGCAAGGTTTGCGCCGTAACCGAAAGCAGTATTGCGACTTATGACAAAGATGTCGTGGCGGAATTTACGTCAATCTTGGATAACGCGTTAAAGCTTGGCGCTGATGCCGCTGTTGTTTGTATTGAAGAGCCTGGAATCCTTGGCATCTATGAAAAATGAGTACACCCGCCGAGCTTTACCGCAATGCCATCGACCTCAATCGATTTAGCAATGGTGTCGCGAAGCGCATCGCTCGCACATACAACGATCTTATTTTGGACGCTGTTGATCAGCTGCGTGGGATTGATGAGTTGTCTGCGCCTAGCAAGGCTGCACGGCTTAGGGCCATTCTCGCGCAACTAAAAGAATCGCTGAATGGATGGGCCGGATCGAGCACAATTTTGGCGGTTGAAGAGTTGCAGGGGTTGACGCTTTTGCAGTCTGAGTTTGTGGAAGATCAGTTACGCAAGGCGTTGCCAATTGAACTGCGTAATCAGGTTCGCAGTGTGCAGATCAGCCCGCAGTTTGCGCAGTCCGTTGCAACGGTGGACCCGACTGCATTGAATGTTGTTTCGCTCAGTGATGACCTGCAGGCTGCAGTCACTGGAGCGCCTACAACGTTTCAATTGACAGCAGCGCAAGGCACAACAATTACGTTGCCAAACGGCAAGGTGCTGGAAAAGTCGTTCCGTGGCTTGGCTGAATCACAGGCTGATCTTTTTGCCAAGACTGTTCGCAATGGGCTGTTGATTGGTGAATCGACGGACAAGATCGCTAAGGATTTAAAAGGCACTTTGCGTTTTGGGCAGCCAGGTAGCGCGAGGCAGATTGCGCAGGCTGGCGGCAAGGTAACTGCAATGGCTAATCGTCAAGTAATGGCGATGGTGCGCACCAGTATTAATCAGGTCGCAAACGCATCAAGCCAACAGGTGTATGAAGCCAACCAAGATGTGACCAAGCGTTACCGCTATGTCGCGACGTTGGACAGTCGAACATCTCCAATTTGCCAAGCCTTAGACGGTCAAGAGTTTGATTACGGAAAAGGTCCAGTCCCGCCGCAACACTTCAATTGCAGGTCAACGACTGTTCCGCTGATTGATTACAAAGGGTTGGGAATACCGCCGCCAAAGCCTGGCAAGCGCAGAAGCTCTGATGGCTTGGTCCCTGCCAATCAAACTTATGGGCAATGGCTGAGCAATCAAAGTAAAGCTGTAAAGGCTGATGTCCTTGGCCCTGAAAAGGTTCCATACTTCAACCGTTTATCGCGAAAGTATGGCCCGAGCAAAGCGATTCGTAAATTTGTCAGTGAAGACGGTTCGGAGTTAACCTTGGATCAGCTCAAGCGCCGTTACCCCAGTGGCAAAGCTTCATAGCAGATTTCAACTCACGCTTCCGGGCGAAGAGAAGAAGTCAAAGCCTGCAGCTAAAAAAGCTGTGGCCAAGAAAACAGCAACTAAGGAGGAATCCTGATGCCTAGCTACTCCGGACCTAAAAAACCCCAGATGGCTGCTAAAAAGAAGAAGAAGAAAGGAGGCAAGAAAAAGTGAAGAAAGGTTCTCGCGTTGCTTGGTCTTACGGCGGCACTAGAACCACAGGAGTGGTTGAAAGCGTTGCTAAGGCCAATCGTGTTTCTGTAAAAGGGCCGAGCGGTGGCACAGTCACTAGGGTTGGCTCTGCTGATGATCCGATTGTGCGGATCAAGTCAGACGTGACTGGCAACACTGTCTTGAAAAAACGCTCAGAGTTAAGCTCTGCCAAAAAAGCCAAGAAAAAGTGAGAATTAAGTATCAAGGTGAAGAGTTCAGCGGCTACAACAAGCCCAAACGGACGCCTGATCACCCCAAAAAGAGTCATGTCGTCTTGGCCAAAGAAGGCGACAAGATTAAAATGATTCGTTTTGGGATGCAGGGTGCAAAGACAAAGCCCCCGCGCAAGGGTGAATCAGCGGCGGATAAGACAAAGCGCAAGTCTTTTAAAGCTCGTCATGCAAAAAACATTGCAAAAGGCAAGATGAGCGCAGCATGGTGGTCCGACGAAACTAAATGGAGCTGATAACCTTTAGGAGCAAATAAGCCCTACGGGTTGCACATGTCTGAAGAGCAAATTCAAGAGACTACGTCTTCTGAACCTCAAAACAATGCTGAACTTGAATCATTAAAAGGCAGCGTTGAAGCGTTAGAGCGCAAAAACCACGAGCTAATCGGCAAGCTAAAAAAGACTAAAACGATTCCTGATGGCGTTGATGTTCAGGAGCTACTGGACTTCAAAGCTAAGGCGGAACAAGCAGACTTGGAAAAGCAAGGCAAGTACGGCGAAGCCCGACAAGCTTTGGAGCAACAGTTCCGTGAGGCGACGGCGGAGAAGGACAAGCGCATTTCTGAACTTGAAGCGCGTGTTCGTGAGCTGGAGTTGATCACGCCTGCTGTCAGTGCTTTGGCTGATGTTGTTCATGACCCGGACTTGATTTTAAAAACCAAGTTGACGAGTGAACAAATCGAGCGTGAGCCTGATGGCACTGTCGTTGTTGTCGATGGCTATCAACGGACTCCTGTCGGGGAATGGGCTAAAACCTTGCCAGCTTGGATGCAAAAGCAACCCAAGCCACAAGGTAGTGGCGCACCGTCTGGGCGTGCATCAAGTGATTCTGTTGCTGGTGTCAAAAATCCATTCAGCAAAGAAACGTTCAACCTGACAGAACAATCACGCTTATTTAAAACTGATCGTGACATGTATGAAAGGTTGAAAAACGCAGCTAACCGTTAGTATGTGACCTAATGGCAGGGCTACGCCGCGCCAATCGGGTTACGCCCACACCGTAAACATTCTCTTTTTTTGACAGATGGCGACTCTTAGGAGCGACATCATCATCCCTGAGGTATTTACGCCTTACGTCATTGAGCAAACCACTCTGCGTGATGCCTTCCTGGCAAGCGGTGTGGTGCAGCCTATGGCTGAGCTAAATGCAGCAGAGGGTGGTGGGGACTTTGTTCAAGTTCCTTTCTACAAAGCCAACCTTGCTGGTGACTTTGAAGTTCTTACTGATAGTTCTTCACTGACCCCAGGCAAGATCACTGCAGACAAGCAAGTTGCTGCTGTCTTGCACCGTGGTCGTGCTTTCGAGTCACGGGATTTAGCTGCCTTGGCGGCTGGTTCTGACCCGATGGCTGCCATTGGTTCAAAGATTGCTGACTACATTGCCAACCAGCGCCAGAAAGATCTTCTGTCCTGCCTTGGTGGTGTGTTTGGTGCAGTTGGTGACACTGCTGGTGGTGCTTTCCTCGGTCTAGCCGTTGATGGCGCATCTGGCGATACTCCAACCGTGCTTGGCCCACGTCAAATCGTTCAAGCAAAAGCATTGCTTGGCGATCAAGGCGAAAAGCTTGCTGCGATCTGCGTACACCCCAACGTGTACTACGACTTGATGGAGCGTCGTGCAATCGACTTCATCTACGACGACACCGGCGCTGCTGACACTGGGGCAACTCAGGGTTCAACTGCCAACGCATTTGGTCAGCCACAAGTTCCTACTTTCATGGGACTGCGTGTGATCGTTTCTGCAGACGTACAAAGTGCAGGGGTTTCCCCGAACAAAGAGTACGTTTCTTACCTGTTTACCCAAGGTGCAATCGCTTCCGGCGAACAGCTTGGTTTGCAGACAGAAACCGACCGTGACATCCTTGCCAAGAGTGATGCAATGTCGATTGACCTTCACTACGTCTACCACCCGGTAGGTTCGAAGTTCTCCTCTGCTGTTTCAAATCCAACCCGCGCTCAACTTGAGACCGTTGGAAACTGGACGAAGGTTTACGAGACCAACAACATTGGGATCGTGCGGATTACTTCCACTTCTAACCTTGATTGAGGG